GATCGCCACGGCCAGGCCGGCGCCGTTGGCGCGCTGGGCGGTGTTGGTGGGGAACTGGAGGATGACGGCGCTCATGCTTGCTCCTGGGTGGACTGGGTCACGCGGATGTTGGTGATGGCCCCGGAGGCGTCGATGTCAGCCTCTACGGAGGCGTCCGCACCGGTGGCGAGGTCGATGCCGCACCAGACGGGCGGAACGATGGTCGGCAGGCCGCGCTTCATGGCGGCGATGAAGTCGTTGTCGGTCATGCGGCACCGCCTTTGACGCGGGCGAGGGCGGCGCGGACTGCGAGGTGGGGCTGCCTGGAATCGGTGCCGTCCGTCAGCGAGTCGGCCAGCCGCTGGCTTGCTTCGATCAGCCCGGCGAATGCTTCGAGGGCCTCGCCGAGGTCGTCAACCGGGTAACCCTCTTCATCCAGGTCTGAAATGGCGGTGGCCACCGCGCTGAGGGCGCTCATGCGGCACCGCCTTCGAGCAGCTCAAGCTCGTCCTCGTAGAAGCACCATCCCTCGCCGCGCTCCAGCGTGTGGCGCGGTCCTTCGTCAGTTCGAACCAGGCAAGCGCCCTGCTCAATTCCCACTACGGTTGCAGTGGAGCCCACGGCAAGGTTCGGGTCTTCCGCTAGGTCGTAATCGCTAGCCACGATCCGTACGCGGTCCCCAAGGAAGAAGCGGCTCATGCCTGCGCCTCGACCAGGTCGGCGTTGCCGCGCTGCAGGGGGCCGATGCGCATGCCGCTGCGGATGTGGTTGGCGCGCAGTTCGAGCGCGGCGCTGGAGCCCTTCATGGCGAGCTCGGCCCATTCGGTGGGCGAGAGGTTGATCTCGACGGTTCCGAAGGAGATGGCGACGGTATCGGTGGCGTGCACGGCTTTGACCGTGACGGGACCGGAAGCGGTGAAGGCAGCGAAAGCCATGGAGGACTCCGAGCCCCGGCCCGGATGGGCTGTTACTGGGGCGACGGACGAACGTTAGTCAAGGGCTAACAATTAGTCAACAGCTATCAGCTAACGGGTGCCATTGTAGATGAACAACCGTGACTTCGTTCATTTAACCGTTGGACCGCACGCTGAACAGGATGACGCCGACATCTAATTACGACGCAACTTTCATGGCCTTTGGCCGATCTTAGATACGTGCTGGTAATCCAGCCCGACCAACTGACCCAGCCAACTAGACCCTATTGAACCGTTGATTTCGGGCGGACATTGGAGGGATGTATGCCGGTCCCATGCCTAAGGTCATACGACTTGTCAACCTTTGGATGTTGTAAACGGTCAATTGACACCATACAATCGTGTGCATAGTCAGCAGAGCCATCCGAGCCGCTGACGCCCGGCCGCCCCTCGAAGGCGGCTTTTCCTGCCCTGACCTCAATGGAGATAGCTCATGCACGCACAGCATGCCGCCAAAGAAAAGCTGTTCGGCGCGAACGGTCTGCGCGCGTCGAACTTCAAGATGTTCCCAGGCACGTCCAGAGAGACGACTGCGGAACAGATTGCCTCTCAACTACTGGCTTCGATTGAAAGAATCGAGGCGGGTCAAGTCGACATCGTAGAAGACTTCGCGGATTGATTGCCTATGCCTTACAGGGATTTGTATGCCTTCGCTCAGGACCTTGAGCCAGTAGTCAGTCGAAACGCAATTCGCGACAAGATTATTGAATTAACGGGAGCCACTGGCTTCCGTTTTTTTCATGATCCGGGTTTGGATCCCGAAGAGCTGTGTGGGTATTACGTCTCCCCTGGCAATCCGGATCACCAGTTTGCTCGCCAAGCTGGAGGCAAGCATGTCATCGCGTTTGCCAAAGGGTTGAACTCCTGTTGGGAACGGTTCGTCGTAGTGAAAGAGATGATGCATCTCTTCGACTCTCCTCTGGAGAAGACCAACACTGCCGACGATTTGGATTCCATCTTCGTTGGGATGCTGGATCCAGACTTCGACGGTCGTCTCTCGCCGCAGTGCCTGTCTGAATTCAAGTGTTTCTGGATGGCGTTGGGCGTTCTCTGTCCTGAGAGGATTCGGGCTGAGCTTCAGCAGAAACGAGACGCGGGCACGATGACAGAGCTTGAAGTGGCCCAGTACCTGAAGATCCCTGAAGCCCATGTTGGCAGGCTTCTTCATCCGAACTTCAAGGGATTGATGGCGCGCCTTACTGAGTGAGTGAGGGCAGTAAGAAAGCCCCGCTATTGCGGGGCTTTTTTGTGCCTGTCCCAAATTGGGACGCCACTTTCAGAAGCGGCGAAGACCAGCGTGTATCAGCGCTTTGCCCAAGATGCTCACCTCGCCTTCGTCAGATCGATAGGTTGGGAAGTCCGGGTTGATGCTCACCACGTACATGCCGTCTCCTCGTTTCTGAAGCATCTTGATCTGGGTCTCTCCACCGATGTTGATCAGGTAGTAGTCGTCTCCATCGAAGTAGTCGCAGCTGGTGTCGATCCAGATGATGTCGCCATCTTCGAGCTTGGGTTTCATCGATGGGCCACGGCCCGTGATCAGTTGGATACGGCCAGGCTTTGGCAGGTATCCCAGCTTCCGGCGAACCTCCCACTCGGCCACCTCGATCGTCTGCACCACCTCGGGGTAGTCCTGGTTCACCAATCCTGCACCCATCCCTGCGCCCCCTTCGAAAACGTCGAAGCGAACATAGCCCGGGCGCGTCTCAGTCTCTAAGACCGGTGAGATTTGGGTGCTTCCATCCCCAACCCACTGCGGCCGATCCATCCAACCATGATCGCTGCCTACAGCTAGGCTGATCTTTTTGGCAACGTCGTCACCTATGTACTTTCCTGCCAGCAGCTGGGAAACGTAAGAGGCGGACAGAAAGCCCCCAAGCTTCGCGCCCTGGTCGCGGCGGCGTGTGATGCCGCGCGCTTCTAGCCCTGCGATCAGGGCCTTGAAGTTGCGCGTTCGGATTTCGGCAATGTCCATGCGGGAAAGGTTAGTTGGTAACTAATCGGAATTGGTTAGCCAAAGGCTTGCGAAAGATCGTTAGCTGTGCGCTAATGAGTTCCATGAACATGCCCGCCCTCGACAAAGCAGTAGAAGCCGCCGGCAGTCAGCTGGCTTTGGCCCAACTTCTTGGAATCAAGCCTCCATCGATCTCCGGTTGGTACGACCGCCAACGCGTCCCTGCCGAGCGATGCATCGCTATTGAGGCCGCAACGGGAGTTTCGCGGCACGATCTCCGCCCGGACGTTTTTGGTGACCCTGCGTCGCTGAGTACGGCTTCGGCCCAGGTTCGGGCCTTGGTGGACACCCGAATGAGCAAGCGCGCGCTGAAGGCCAAGATGGGCCTGAAGACCGATGCGCATCTGGCCAAAGTGCTGCGGCTGCCGACGGCCGAGGTTGAGGCGTGGCCGGAAGAGCTTAGCGTCCCGGCATTGCCGCAGGTTGTGCAGTTGCTTGGCGTGCAGGAACAGACTCCGACCGCGGCCGCCGCTCCTGATGACCCGGACGCCGACCGTATCGATCTCGGCGTCCATGCCGCCTGACTGGCCGTCCTTGGCCTTCGTCCTTGAACTGAATTCATCCATGGCGCTGATCGTGCGCCAGCCGGGCCCGGCCCGAAACCTTGAAACACCCGTCTTCCCAAGGTGAACCCATGACCTGCCGTACTTCCGCCCTCAACTGGATCGACGTCCTTTACAACTCCGTGCGCGAAACGCCCGGCGGCGTACAGGCGGCTGCCGCGTATCTGGTGCAGCGCCGAGGCAAATCGATGCACCCGGAGACGCTTCGCGCGAAGTTGCGCGGCCTTGAGGGCGAATCGGTCACCATCGAAATTGCCGAGCTGCTGACGGAGTGGATGCAGGAACAGACCGCGAGTAAGGAGCGCGCGCTGGACTGGCTGCAGGCATTTGCTGGCCGCTTTGATCTGGCGATCGAAGTGGTGCCGCCGGCTCCGGAAGGCGGCTGGGCTGATGAGGTCGGGGCAATCCAGACCAAGCTGCTTGAGATCAACAGCTTCATGGGTCGTCTTGCTGGCACCGCTGTGAAGGCCATGGCCGACCGCCGCATTGATAGCGATGAAGCGCAACTCATGATCCGTGAGGCGCGATCGATTATCACGATGGCGTACCGCCTGATTCGCAACATCGCCCGGGCTGCCGCAAAGGGGAGGGCAGCCCGATGAACCATCTGGCCCGTTCAACCGATATCACCGGCAGCCATGAAGCCGCTGCCCTTCTTGTCCGGAGCGGGCGCCATGCCGCGCAGAAAGATCGCACCGAGGCTGCAGTGAAGCGCTATCCGGGCATGACCAGCATGCAGCTGGCGCACGCCACCGGCATGGATCGATACATGGTCGCCCGCCGCCTTCCCGACTTGGCGAAAGAAGGCCGCGCCCACCGCGGCGCCAAGGTGCTTTGCCCCATCAGCAACATCACCGTCTGCACCTGGTGGCCAGTGGCCCAGGGCGACAATTTCACCCTGGCGGTCTGAACGATGTCCACGATCATCATGAGCCAGTGCTGGCCGCTGCAGAGTCTGAGCGTTACGCAAAAGGCTGTGCTCATCTCCCTGGCCGATCAGGCCAACGACGACGGCGTGTGCTGGCCGGCTATCGGCACCATCGCCAAGCGCTGCTGTATGTCGGCGCGCGCTGTGCGCGATGCGATGGATCACCTTGAGCTGGTGGGGCTGCTGTCGCGAGAGCGCCGCTTCAACAGCAGCAGCGTCTATGCGGTCACTCCGGCGAAGTTCGATGCGTCCGCTGCCCCTTCGAAGAGCAAGCGAAAGGTCGGAAAAGCGGGGGATGCACCGGGCGCAGGTGCTGCGCCCCATGCAGGGGGTGCGCCCGCTGCAGGAGGGGATGCGCCCCATGCAGGGGGTGAGGCAGGGGGCGCAGGTCTGGAGGTGCGCCCCGTGCCGCCTAACCGTCATATAACCCCCATTGAACCGTCAGAAGAACCGCCAGTTCCGGCGCTGGCCGCGCCGCTGTCCAAGGCGGCCCTCGAAGCGCAGATGCAGGAAGCCTGCAAGCAGACGTGGGCGGCCTACCGCATGGCATACCGCCTGCGGCACGGCGTGGATCCGGTGCGCAATGCCAAGGTCAACACCAACGTGCGGGACTTGGTGAAGCGGCTTGGCCGGGAAGAGGCGCCGCACGTGGCCGGCTGGTTCCTGAGCGTCAACGAGCAGTACGCCGTGAAGCGGATGCACGACTTGGGCGTGCTGCTGGCCGGGGCCGAGGCATACCGGACGCAGTGGGCCACTGGCCGGCAGGTCACGACGACCAGCGCCCAGCACGTCGACCAGACCCAATCGAACCTGAGCGCCGCAGATGAAGCGATCGAGCTGCTGCGCAGCCGGAGGCCGACCAATGCTGTCTGACCGCGAACAGGAAGACCTGGTAAAGGGCCTGATGGCCACGGCCGAGGTTATCGGTGACCAGCTGCGCCCAACCGCAGCGGCGTACATGGTGCAGGACCTGTCCTGCTACTCGTTGGCGGTGCTGGAGCGCGCGCTGGCCGGGTGCCGCCGGGAACTGAGGGGTCGCCTGTCTCTCGCCGCAGTGTTGGAGCGCATCGATGACGGCCACCCGTCCCCGAACGAAGCATGGGCCGTGGCCATCCAGGCAGCGGACGAGCGCAACACCGTGGTCTGGACCACGCTCACCCAGCAGGCATGGAACACCGCGCTGCCGTTGGTGCAGGCCGGCGACAAGATCGCCGCGCGGCCCGCGTTCCTTGAGACCTACGCCCGTCTGCTGAAGGATGCGCGCGCTGCACGCCTGCCGGCCAGCTACACCCCGTCGCTGGGCTTCGACCTCACCAGCCGCAATGCGGCGCTCACGGATGCCGTGAGCAAGGGGCTGCTGGCGCACTACCAGGTGAGCGACCACCTGCAGCTGACCGCGCCGACCCCGCCCTTCAATCCGGTGGCTCTGTTGGCCGGGAAGGTCGAGGCCTCCCCGGGCACGAACGCGAAGATCCTGGCGCGACTGGAGGAACTGGCACGGGAGCTGGCCGCCTGATGCGCTCGGACAACAACCAGCTGGACATCTTCATGCACGACGCCCGCATGACCGCGGCTCAGGAGGCGCCCCTGTGGCGTGCTGCCGCTGCGCAGGCGCTGGTGGACTTTCAGTTCAGCTCGGTGGTGCGGAAAGACCGCCACGACTATTACCTGGCGAAAGCTGTCGAGCTGGAAGAAGTCGCGGCTCAGTCCAAGGCTGCGGCCTGATGTGGTCCAGCGCTCCACCGCCGACGAAGGCCGAGGCCGCGCGGATCGAGCTCGCCAAGACCGGCCCGTGTATGGCCTGTCTGGTTCGCTTCTCGCAGGGGCTGATGGCCCAGCGCCATGTCGTCTACGGCTGCGAATACAACCACGCCAAATCCGGAAACATTCGGCGAGGCCACTTCTTCGGCTACGCGCTTTGCCAGTGGCATCACCAGCGCTACCGACACGAGCACATGACTCAGCAGCAGATGGTGGACCGGTGGGGCCCGCCGCTGCACTGGTCGAAGAAATTTCACGAGGCATTCGGTTCGGACGACGAGCTGATCGCCCAACAGACCTTCATCAACGAACAGAGGCAGGCAGCATGACCAGCAAAACCAATCCGACCCCGGCTGTCGTGCGTGCTTGGCTGACCGCGAACGTGATCGATGCGCCCTGGACGATGGTGGCCATCTGCGAAGGGTGTGCTGCGGAAACAATTGACCAGCGTAGGGCCGTCCGCGATGCGGTGCGGTACTGCGTAGGCGCGGGATTCATTGCGCGCACGGAGACCAAGATCGGACCTGTGTACGAGCTGACGGGGCAGGGGATGCCGCGAGTGGTGCTGACCGACGCCGAGCGGAAAGAGCGCCAGCGCGAGAGGGATGCGGGTCGTGCCAGGTCTGGCCGCCGGCCTCAGCAGCAGGCGGTAGCAGTTCCCAAGCGATCGCGCGCTGCCCGCGTGGCGATGCAAGCCGCGAATACGCCGGCACCAAGTGCGGTGAAGGTAGTGCCGCCGGTGGAGACGATTGAGCAGTTCTTGGCGCGGGGCGGTCGGGTGCAGCGCCTGACGGCGCACTGGGAGCAGATGGAGCGTGCGGCATGAGCGACATCGAGAAGAGGGCGCTGGTCCAGCAGCTCGAAACGAACGCGGTGGTGTATGAGCTGCTTGGCGAGAACGAGCTGCCGCGATTGCTGCGCAGGGCTGCCGGTGCCCTCACGCCGCCCGATGGCTACGTTCTGGTGCCGTTGGAGCCAACCGAGGCGATGCTGCAGGAGATTCACCTGGTGAAGTCTTTCACCAGCGAAGCGATGCACCGCCGCTATGCCGCAATGATCGCCGCTCGCCCGGAGGTGCTTAGTGGCTGAGTGCGCGCTGGAACTGGTCAGGGCGGTGAGTTCAATCAACGAGAGCACAAGGGGAAAGGCCATGGGGAATGTACGTGAGCTGCTGTCCAGCCGGATGGGACCAACAACCGTGAAGTTCGACACCGGCCGTGGCGGCACGCCGGACCTGACCACGCAGGATATTGCCGCAGCGCTCGGAATGGTGCCCGCCGGCCTCGGTCGTGAGCTGCTGGAGGCCCTGTGGTGGCCAGAGAGTGCGGCCCGTCGCATCGACCATCTGCGAAAGGCAGTGATCGCGCTGGTCGCGCCAGAGTACAACCGACACCAGCAGGTGCTGAGTTTGGCGCGTACGGAATACGGCATCGCCAAAACCTGTATGGGCTGGGCGGGAAACGCGGTGACGGACATGCAGCGCCGGGAGTTTGCGCGCGCTGAGGCAAAGCTCGAGGCCACGCGCGCGCTCAGCTGGCCCATCAGCACCATGGAGCAGCTTGGCGGCCTAGCGGTGGCTGTGATCGGTGAAATGGCGGCCGCCGGCTGCTGTAAGCAATGCGAGGGTGCGCGGACGCAGGCTGCATCGGGAGGCACAGGCGTCGTGGAGTGCGAAGCATGCGGCGGCAGTGGTCTGGAGCAGCTGAGCGGTAGGAGGCGCGCAGCCGCCATCGGGGCCGATTGCTCGGCATACAGCAGGTTTTGGCAGCCGGTGTACGAGTGGATGCTGGTGCAGATGCGAGCAGCAGAGAGCGAGGCGGCGCGGCAGCTCGGTCAGGCGCTTTCGCGCGCTGCATAGCGATGACTTGATAGGTCATCGGAAACACGGGCATTCTTGCCACTATCCAGACGCAAGCCCCGGCCGGTGCCGGGGCTTCGCCCAAGCTTCAAGTTGATGTTCAAGTCGGCCCTGAGAGATACTCGAAGCTCTCATTTGCGCGGAAGGGAAACCGATGTCTTTTACGAATGACCAGAAGGTGGCAGCCATTGAGGCAGCCTCCAATATTGTTGTCGCGTTGATCAACAAGACGAGTGCGTTCAATACCCACACTGGTGCCGCCGAGCAAGGCGATGCTGCAGCGTCCGCGTTCAAAGCTGTCTATGAGCAGATCAAAGACAGCGCGGGCTGACCGCTCTACGCATCTATAGCGTTTTAATTTGTTGAATTGGAGCCCCCGGTGATTGCCTGGGGCTTTTTCTTTGCCCGCTCCCCAGACCGGACTAACCCTCGCGCCAAGCCGGCAGCGGGGCGGGCACCTATTGACCAAACCGGGAGGGGCGATATGCCGAACCGGGCAATCCACGGGGCAACCATGCGGGACGAAATCATCAGCACCGCGGCGAGTGCTGCGGCAAAGGTCACGCCGCCGGTCGCGGTGGCCGGGGCCGTCGCCGGCGGCGTCAACCTCGACCGTCTGGTCGTGATCCTGACTGTCGTGTACCTGGTCGGCCAGATCACCTATCTGGCGTGGCGCTGGGTCCGGGAGTGGCGGCAGGCTGCCAAGGCGGCCAAGGCATGAGCCGGCCCGGCGGCGCATCAGGTCGGTCCCTCGTGGCGCTGCTGGTCCTGAGTGCTGCGGGCCTGGTCACGATCGTTTCTCGCGAGGGTTACACCGATACGGCCGTGATCCCCACCAAGAACGACCGCCCCACGGTTGGCTTCGGATCGACCTTCCATGCCGACGGCACGCCGGTGCGGCTCGGTGATCGAATCACCCCGGATCGCGCCCTGCACACCGCTCAGGCGCACATCGCGGGTGAGGAAAAGCGATTCCGCGCCTCGCTCCCCGGCGTCTACCTCACCCAGGTTGAGTACGACCTCTATCTGGACTTCACCTACCAGTACGGGACAGGCAACTGGCAGACATCATCCATGCGGCGCCAGCTGCTGGTGGGTAACTACCGTGCCGCCTGTGACGCCTTACTGCTCTGGACGCGAGCCGGCGGCTACGACTGCTCGACGCTGATAAACGGCAAGCCGAACAAGGTGTGTTGGGGCGTGTGGGATCGGCAGCTGGAGCGGCATGCCAAGTGCGTCTCCGAGCTTGCCCCATGAGCCGGGCGTACTTCGTCGCTGGGCTGCTGATCGCATGGGTCGTGTGCTGTGCGCTGTCGTTCGCTGCAGGCTGGTCCTGGCGCGGGGATCGCGCGGCTCTCAGTACCGCCACGGCCGAGGTGGCCGACGGACGGAAGGCCCTGGCTGGAGAGAAGGTGGCTCGCTCTATCGATCGCGAGCAGGTAGCAGGCGTCCAGCAGGCGGGAGATACTGCCGACGAGCGAGAGGAAAAGATCAATGCTGACTATCAAGAGCGCATCGCAGCTGCTGTTGCTGGCCGCGATGGTGAGCTTGGCCGGCTGCGCGGCCACTGGGCCAGTTGCGAAACCAGCCGCCTGGCCGACGGTGCCGCCGCTGCCGCATCGGCTGCAGAACAAGACCGACTACGCCGCCTCGGTGCGGCAGGAATTGTACGGGCCTGCGAACTCGCCCAGTCCGAGCGAGACGAAACCGTAGACAGATACCGGGCCGTCGAGGCGGCCATCAACGGCGCCAAGCGCCCCTGATCCTTGGAGATCACAATGTCCCGAACCATCAACGTACTCGGCGTTACCCTGTGGCCGACTCTCTCTCAGCGGCTTGCACAGCGCCTGCGTGCGGTCGAGGTCGACGGTGAGGCATTGCGCGCCGAGCTGGCCGAGGTGAAGGCGCACAGCGAGAATGTGGATTCCGCTGCCGGCTCACAGATCACCTCGCTCAGCAGCCAGCTGGCCGCGGTCAACGGAGTTCTGATCGAAGTGCAGGGCCGCTTGCCGCCGCAGCCGAAGACCAAGAAGGCCAAGGCCCAGGTCCGCCGCCGCAGCCCGCGCTGATGGCGGGGCAGGGCAAGGCCATGTTGGCGCTTGGCCGGCTCAAGGTCGGCCAGATGAACAAGACGGAGGCCGCCTACGCGGAGCGTTTACGCCAGCTAGAGGCCGCCGGTGAGATCCAGTGGCACAAGTTCGAGGGCATCAAGCTGCGCCTGGCTGACGGCATGTTCTACACGCCTGACTTTGCGGTGCTAGCCGCTGATGGCGTGATGGAACTGCACGAGGTCAAGGGCTTCTGGATGGACGATGCCAGGGTCAAGATCAAGATGGCTGCCGCTCTGTACCCGATGCGCTTCATTGCGGTCCGGGTGAAGCCGAAGCGGGACGGAGGCGGCTGGGCCGTCGAGGAGTTCTGATGGACGAGCGCATAGGCCGTCTGCTGTCGCTGGCCGAGCAGCAGCACGCGACCATCGCGGAGCAGGGTCGGCAGATCGCGCAGCAGGCTGAACAGATCGGACTGCTCACGCAGTCGGTCGTGCTGCTGCTGGGCGAAGAAGTGGGCGTGCCAGTGCCGGACGCCGACGCCGCGGCAGAGCCGCAGCGCACCGACATGGACGGGAAGCCGTACTGATGCCGACCAGGCCTGCCCAGCACCGGCCGACCGGCTGGAAGCCCTACAAGGAAGACGCTCGGCAGGTGAGGCGGCGACAGGCCCGCCGGGCTTTGCCGACCAATTCGGCCGCATGGCGAAAGATGCGGGCCGCCCACCTGGCACGGGAGCCGCTATGCCGACACTGCGCCGCATTGGGCAGGGTCAGGGCGGCTACAGACGTTGACCACATCGACGGCGACGACGCCAACAACGAGCCGGGCAACCACCAGTCCCTCTGCAGGCCCTGCCACAGCGCGAAGACCGCGCGTGAGAACGGCGGGTTCGGGCGCCCGGCGTGGAACCCCAATGGGCGTGACGCGTTCCACGGCGGAGGTCGCCAAGGGAGGGGGGAGGGTGAAAGTTGAGGCTGAACGCCTCGCGATACGCGCGCCCTCTTTTGGTGGCATTTCCACAGAATTTGAATTTCGAGGTTGGGCGCGATGGCGAGGCACAAGCAGCCGGCCGAGCTGGCCAAGCTGAAAGGGGCCGAGAAGAAGAACCCCCAGCGCTACAAGAAGGTTGCCCCGACCACCGGCAAGGCACTCGGCAAGCCACCGGGGCACCTGCCCGACGATGTGGTCGACGTCTGGAAGGAACTGGACAAGTGCTCGCTGCCAGGGGTGCTGACCAGCGCCGATCGGTTCGTCATGGAGGTGGCCGCGTCGTTGCTAGCTGAGTTCCGCGCCAACCGTGCCGACTTCAAGGCGGCCAAGTACTCGCACCTGATCGGCTGCCTGGCGCGGCTCGGCCTCACGCCGGCGGATCGCCAGAAGCTCGGGACCGAGAAGCCCCAGGAGGGCAATCCATTCGACGAGTTCTGATGCATGACCCCGAGCGAATCTGCCAAGGCCTACGCACGCAGCGTGGTGGCCGGGAAGATTCCGGCCGGACGGTACATCATCCTGGCTTGCCAGCGGTTTCTGGATGACCTGAAGCGCACGGGCCCTGACTGGCCGTACAAGTACGACGCGGCCAAGGCCGATCGGGCGGTCAAGTTCCAAGAGCTGATGCCCCACACGAAGGGCAAGTGGGCGGCGAAAAAACAGCGACTGGTGTACGAGCCGTGGCAGCACTTCATCGAGTGCAACCTGTTCGGCTGGGTCCGCAAGTCCACCGGCATGCGCCGGTTCCGCGAGTCCTACGAAGAGATCCCCCGAAAGAACGGGAAGTCGCTTCGCCTTGCTGCACGGGGCCTGTACCTGTTCGCGGCCGACGGCGAGGCCGGTGCCGAGATCTACTCGGGTGCGACCAGCGAAAAGCAGGCCTTCGAGGTGTACCGGCCGGCTTGGCAGATGGTCCAGAAGATGCCCGCGCTGCGTGCGCGTTTCGGCATCGAGCAGTCGGGCAACCCGAAGAACCCCGGCTCCATGTTTGTCATGGAGGACATGTCGAAGTTCGAGCCGATGATCGGCAAGCCGGGTGACGGGTCCAGCCCGCACGCGGCGCTGGTGGACGAATACCACGAGCACGACACCGACCACATGGTCGATGCGATGCAGACTGGCATGGGCGCGCGAGAGCAGCCCTTGCTGGGGATCATCACCACCGCCGGGACCAACCTGGGCGGGCCGTGTTACGAGAAGCGGCGCGATGTGATCCGAATTCTGGAAGGCGAGGTCACCGACGAAACCATCTTCGGCATGATCTTCGGCATCGACGAGGGCGATCGGTGGGACGATCCGGCGAGCCTGCGCAAGGCCAACCCCAACTACGGCGTTTCGGTCTTCGAAGAGTTCCTGTTGGCGCAGCTGGCGCAGGCCAAACGGTCTGCCAGCAAGCAAAGCGCCTTCCGTACCAAGCACCTGAACGACTGGGTGGGCGCCAAGCTCGCCTGGATGAACATGCTGGCGTGGCAGCGGCAGAAGCGGTCGTTCGACCTCGACGACTTCGACGGCTGCCGCTGCTGGGTCGGCGTCGATCTCGCATCGAAGCTGGACGTTGCGGCGGTGGTGATGCTGTTCGAGAAGGACGGCTCCTTCTACGTTGTTCCGCGCTTCTACGTGCCGGAAGCAGCGGTAGAGGAAAACGAGCGCTACCAGCTGTTTGTGCTGGAAGGCCTGATGGTAGCAACGCCAGGGAACATGACCGACTACGCGTTCATCGAGGAAGAGCTGAAAGAGCTGGCGGCGCGCGGGATCGACATTCAGGACATCGCCTTCGATCCGACCCAAGCGACCTACGTCATGACCAGGCTTGGCCAAGAGGGCCTGCCAGTGGTGGAGATGGCCCAGTCGGTCCGCAACCTCTCCGAGCCGATGAAGGAAGTGGAGGCCCTGATCTTGTCCCACCAGCTGTGGCACGACGGCAACGCCGCGCTGACTTGGATGATGGGCAACGTGGTGGCGCGGATAGACGCGAAGGAGCACGTGTATCCCCGGAAGGAATCGAACGACAACAAGATCGACGGCGCAGTGGCGCTGATCATGGCCATGGCCCGTGCGATGCAAGCGCAGGACACCGGTCAAATTCAACAGGGCTTCGTGGTGATGGACTGATGAGCGCAAAAATCGCACGCAACCGCTTGGACGTTGCCCTCGGTATAGAACGCGCGCTCCGGGCCAAGGCTCCGACGGTAAATGCGTTGACTGAGGGGGACACCGTGGCCTCGTCCGATCTTCGGATGTTTGAGGTCTTCGGAAACCCCGCAACGGCATCTGGCGCTGTTGTAACCGACAAGACCGCGATGCGGGTGTCAGCTGTCTACAGTTGCGTGAATCTGATCGCTGGCTCGATCGCACAGCTGCCGTTGCCGGTATTCGAGCGGATGGACGACGGTCGCCAGCGCGCCAAGCACGATTACTGGTGGATCCTGAACGAGCAGTTCGGCCCGGCATGGTCCGCATCCACCGGTTGGGAGTTCATGATCTCCCAGATGCTGTTGCGCGGAGACGGCATCGCCTACGCCACCCGCAACCGCAGCGGCACGGTAACCGGGCTGATCCCTTGGCCGCGCGATAGGGTAACGATCTTGGAGCAGGAGCGCTCCAGCCCCAAGGAACCGCGCCGGCTGCAGTACACGTTCCACGACACCATCGGCTACTTCACGGTGGATCAAGACGACGTCCTGCACATACCGGGCTTCGGTTTCAACGGCGTCTCTTCGATGTCGGTGATCCAGTGGGGAGCCCGGAACGGAATCGGCATCGCCATTCAAGGCGACGAACACGCCGGCAAGTTCTTCAGCGAGGGCGGCAAGCCGGAGGTGGCGATCACTGCCACCAACAAGATGACGCCGGATATGCAGGAGAGCTTCCGCGACGCTTGGGTGAAAAAGTACGGGGGCATCCAAGGGAACCGCCGCATCCCCCTGATCCTGACGGAAGGCCTGGACGTCAAAGAGCTGACCATGTCCGCTGTGGACCAGCAACTGTTGGAATCTCGACAGTGGCAGGTGATCGACATCGCCCGCGCCTTCGGCGTTCCGCCGCACATGATCGGTGAAACGACGAAGGCCAGCAGCTTCGGCACTGGCATCGAATCCATGGGCATAGGATTCGTGAAGTACACGCTGGGGTCCCATCTGAAGCGCGTCAAGGACGAGCTGAACCGCAAGCTGTTCAGGACCGATCGCTTCTACGTGGAGCACAACGTCGACGGCTTCATGGCCGGTGATTCCAAGGCCCAAGCGGAGTACTTCAGCAAGGCGCTCGGCGGACCAGGCGCCCAAGGCTGGATGTACGTCAACGAGGTTCGCCGCCTGAAGAACCTGCCGCCGATCCCCGGCGGAGACACGCTGTACCTGCCTACCGAGGCGGCCAAGCCGCCCGGCAACAAGAACGATCCAGATAGGACTGATGACGATGCCGATCCCGAAGCTACTCCAGCTCGCGCGTAACAACGCGAACGCCTCCAAGCCGCTGCGCGCCGAAGCTGGCGACGGAGTGGCCACCATCTACCTGCACGGGGTGATCGGCGGGTGGTGGGGCGATATCGACGAAACCACCTTTGTACGTGAGCTGGCCGCGATGGACGTGGAGACGATTCACCTTCGGATCGATTCTCCGGGCGGTGATGTTTTCGCGTCTCGCTCAATGATGACTGCCATTGCTCAGCACAAGGCCAAGGTGGTTGCCCACGTCGATGGCATCGCAGCCTCTGCCGCGACCGGCCTTTGCATGGCCTGCGACGAGGTGGAAATCAGCCAAGGCGCGCAGTTCATGATCCACAACGCCTGGACGATTGCGATCGGCAACAAGGCCGAGATGTCGAAAACCGGGGAGCTGCTGACCAAGATCGATGCTGGCCTCGCTGGCGACTACACCCGCCGCTCTGGCCAGAGTGCCGAGCAGATTGTGCAGTGGATGGACGAAGAGACGTGGTTCACCGCTGATGAGGCGGTACAGCACGGCTTCGCCGACCGGGTGGTGGAAGTGGTGGGCAAAAAGGGCGCCAGCAACAGCTGGGATCTCTCGGCCTACAACAACGCCCCGGCTGCGCTCGGGAAGCCCAAGAACACACCGAGCGATGACGATGCCGCCATCGCCGCTCACCGAACCGGGCTTGATCGGCGCCTTGCGCTGCTCGAGCGCGCGCCTGCGTAAGCGACTCCCGCCCGCAGTTCATCAGCCGCCGCAAGGCGGTTTTTTTTCGCCCAAAGGAAACTGACACATGCCCCTTAACATTCAGGCCGAGCGGGAGCGCCGCACCGCGCTGGCAAAGGAAACCCGCAACCTGCTGGACACCAGCACCGGTGATGGCAATACCTGGACCGCCGAGAACCAGGCCAAGTACGACACCAACATCGCCGAGATCGAGCGTATCGACGCGTCCATCGAGCGCCACCAGAAGATCATGGACCTGACCGCAGACAACCACCTGCGCGATGCCGGCGTGCGTGAGCACGACGCGCCCAGCAACAGCAAGCGTCCGCAGGACCGCAAGCTGTTCGACAAGTGGGCTCGTGGTGGCGACAAGGCCCTGAGTGCGGAAGACTGGACCCAGGTCAACGCCGCAATGAGCGGTAACCCGAATGTGAACCCGGAACAGGGTGGCTATACCGTCCCGACCACGCTCGCAGCGCAGATCCTCGAAGCCCTGAAGGACTTCGGCGGCATGCGCCGTGTGGCGGATGTCTTCACCACTGCCGGCGGCGAGCCGATGCAGTACCCCACCAGTGACGGCACCTCGGAAGAGGGTGAGGTCGTCGCGGAGAACCAGTCGGCGACCGACGATGACGTCGAGTTCGGCACCAAGGGCCTGGGCGTGCACAAGTACAGCTCCAAGGTCGTCACGGTGCCCTGGGAGCTGCTGCAGGACACGACCTCGGACATCGAGGGCTTCATTATCCGCCGCCTGCAGACCCGACTGGGTCGCGTCACCAACCGTCATTACACCGTGGGCACCGGCGTCGGCCAGCCGATGGGTCTCATCACTGCTGCCAGCAACGGCAAGATCGGCGCGGCGTCTGCCATTCCGCTCATCCTGTATGACGACCTGATCGACCTCGAGCACAGTATCGACCCCGCATACCGCGCCAACGGTAAGTGGATGTTCCACGACGACATGCTGAAGATGGTCCGCAAGGTCAAGGACGAAAGTGGCCGCCCGATCTTCGTGCCGGGCTACGAACAGGGCAATCCGGGCGGCGCTCCGGATCGTCTGCTGAACCGTGATATCGAGATCAACCAGCACATGGCCAGCCCGGCAGCTGGCGCGAAGTCGATCGTCTTCGGTGACTTCAGCTACTACAAGATCCGCGACGTGATGGCTGTGACGCTGTTCCGCTTCAACGATTCGGCTTACATCAAGAAGGGGCAGGTGGGCTTCCTTGCTTGGATGCGGACCGGCGGCAACCTGATCGACGTAGGCGGCGCGGTCAAAACCTTCCAGCACGGCGCCGCGGCGTAAGCCGGCACCCTTGAATGGCCGGGCGGTCTGCTGACCGCCTGGCCTGTACCAGGAGCAGGACCATGGCAAAACACAAATCCCAAGCCCTGCCAGCCAGCGAAGCTGCGGCGGGTCCGGCTGCCGCGGCAGACGCGTCTGTCACTGAGGTGGCCAGCGCGGGGGAGGCTGCTGTCGCCACCGCCAACAGCGGCGATCCCGTCGCAGGGCCGGGCGGCATCACGGCCGAAGCGGTTGCCGATACCTCCACCGCCGGGGAAGGCGGCGCGGCGGTAGCGCCTGGCGCGGAGGCGGTCGGCGAACCCGGCCAGGACCAGAGCCAGAGCCAGGACGAGCAAGCACCGACGGAGCACACCCTGCCGACCGCAAAGGTGCGCGCGTTGGTGCTGAGCGACAACGCGTTTGGGCGCTGCGGCGAGGTCCGGGAATTCGAAGCCGCACATGCCCCGGCGATCGAGGCGGGCGGTTTCATCGACACCCATCCCAATGCTGTAGCGTCCGCTGAAGGGGATTGATCGATGCTGCGTACGCGAACCCCAGCCACTGAAGAGCCGGTGAGTTTGGCGGAAGCGAAAGCGCACTTGGCTGTGATCCATGCCGCCGACGACCTTCTGATCGAGGCCCTGATCGTGGCCGCTCGCGAGGTGGTTGAGCGCGCGACTACCTACGCGCTGGCGGTGGCCAGCTACGAATGGAGTCCTGTGGGCGAGCGGTGCGCGCCGCTGCCGATTGAACCAGGCACCGTCACCAGCGGTCCCGGGGAGTACCCGATTCTGTTCGATACCGTTCCTGGCCCGGTGCCGGCGCCGCTACGCGCGGCGATGCTTCTGTTGATCGGCGACCTTTACGCGAACCGAGAGGCGGGCATTATGGCAGGCACGATCGAGAACCCTACGATCGACCGCCTTATGTTCCCCTATCGGAGAGTGATGCCATGAGGCGCGCCGGCAAGTATCGCCATCGGATCACGCTGCAGGATTTCACCACGGTGCGCGATCAGCTTGGCGGCGACCGGAAGGCCTGGGCAGACTGGCACAGGGACGTGCCAGCGGAGGTCGTGCCGCTGTCTGGGCGCGAGTTCACCGCGGCAAGTGCCGAGCATGGTCAGGTGACGGCTCGCATGGAGATCCCGTACCTGCCGGGTGTCCTCAACACCATGCGGGTGACGTTCGACGGCCAGGTGTACGCCATTCGGGCGGTGCTGCCGGATCCCACTGCCCGCAGCCACATCAACCTCATGGTGGATGCGGGGGTCTCGGATGGCTGAGGAACTACAGCTTCATGGCCTGAGGGGGCTGTTGACTACCCTGCGCGGCTTGCCGGACGAGGTCCGTGGCAAGCCGCTGCGCACCGGCATGCGCAAGGGCGGCAACATCATCCGTGATGAGGCCCGGAACCGTGTGGTGAAGCATTCCGGCTTCCTTGCCAGCGAAATCGTGGTCCGCAGGGCTAATGCGAGGAACCGACGCCGGGCAGGGGTGGGCAAGGACGGGGAGTACTTCACCGTCGGTGTCCGGGTAGGCCGAAAGGCCAAGTACTCGAACACGAAGCGAAACCAGCGGCTGCGCCGCGTCGGCAAGGTTTATGAAACTACCGGCTGGGCACACTACTGGCGCCACGTTGAGTTCGGGACGAAGAAGATGGCGGCAAAGCCATTCCTGACGCCCTCGGCGGAGGCCCGTGGTCCGCAAGCGGCCCAGGCGATCATCAATGAAACGTGGATCGCGATCACTCGCGCGCTGAAACGGCAAGGCTGGGTACTGTGATGGTTCCTTTGATCCAATCGATCTTGCAGGCCAGCGGTCCTGTGCGCGCGCTGTTGGGCGACCCGATTCGCGTGTGGCCCGGAGTGGCGCCAGAGGGTGCGGCGCTGCCCTACGCCACGTGGAGCGTGGTGGGCGGGTCACCGCTGGCGCAGCTTTCCGATCCTCCGCCGGCGGATGGCTGGCGCGTTCGCCTCAACGTGTGGGGCGACGGCGCGAGTCAGGCGAACGCCGCCGCCGTGTCCATCCGCGACGAGGTGGAGCGACACGGCAGTATCGAGTCCTACAACCCCACGCCGGATGACGACGACACCGGCGCCTTCGGCATTTCCTTCGACGTGCGGCTGCTGGCGATCCGGTAGCCGGCCAACTTCGCAATCCCAACCGCCGGCGCAAGCCGGTTTTTTGTGCCCGGCGACCGGGCTTCTACAAGAGGTAAACCGCAATGGGCGTTTTGAAGTCTAAGCATTCCCAGCTGTTCATCGCGATCGGCGCGGCCGAAGTCATCAAGGTGACCCGCCTGCGCTCGGTCGGCTTCCCCGACGGCCAGGCGTCGGAGATCGATATCTCCGACTTCGACGACGACTGGGATCAGTTCGTCGCCGGCCGGAAAGCCACTGGTAGCACCACCATCGAGATCAACTACGACCCGGTCGACCACGAGAAGATCGAGGCGCTGCACGAGACCGGCGCCGTGGTGGACTTCCTGGTTGCCGCCCCGCTGAGCGAAACGGCCGGTGTCCCCAAGCCGGTCGCCGTGGCCGGAAAGATCACGCCGCCGACCACGGTGGTATCCAAGCAGTTCCAGGGCTTCGTCCAGAACTTCGCAGTGAACGTGGCCGACAACGACATCTGGAAGGGAACCATCACGATCCGCGGCACCGGCCCCGTCAAGACCAATCGTCCCAACGGCAATCCCTGACCCAGATAAACGGCGCTCTCTCTCTCTTTCGGCCCGCTACGGCGGGCCTTCTCTTTGGCCGGGTGCGCGGGAACCCCCGCGTGTTAGCCGTGCGCGGCCTGCGTGCCCAGCCACCATTTCAGGAAACGGCCCATGAGCAAGACCAACGACACCCCGGCGACCGATACGCGCGCCACCGAACAATCCGTGCTCCAGGCATTTACCAGCCTGGGCATGTTCGCCTCCAAGGACGTGCATGCGGACACCATCACCCTGCCCAGCGGCGACAAGGCGCAGTTCCACGTTCGTGAGCTGCCGGATGCGGAGTTCCGCAAGCTTTTCCAAGACGGCGATCGCGCCAAGTTGATCGCGGCGACCATCTGCGACGAGAACGGCAAGCCGGTGATGACGGACGCCCAGGCGGCACAGCTGAAGCCGCTGGTGGCGGCCGAGCTGCAGCAGGTGGCCATGAAACACTCGGGCTTCGGCGACAAGGCCGCTGACGCCCAGGCCGAGGCGGGAAACGCCTAAGGCAGCGGGGCGAGGACTGGTTCTGGCATGTGCTGGCCGGCCATCTGCATCGCACGGTGGCCGAGCTGCGCGGGACCATGTCGCGCAAGGAGTTCCTGCGGTGGTGGGAGTTCCACAAGCGAAACCCCATCGATCCGGTGGGACTGCACATCAAGCCGGCCGCATTCGCTGCCTTCACCTTCGCCGCGCACAGCCAGGGAGGCACGAAGCGCGGCATGCAGGACTTCATGGACGTGCTGGTGCCTCGCTCGGACGACGACGAGGCGCAGGACTGGTTTGATTCACTGGGATGACCAATGGCTGACAATTTCGGGCGCTTCGCGGCGGTTCCCATCGGCCCGCTGCTGGCGGCGCGAGACGGCGGCCTCACTCTGGCCACCACCGCCGCGGCCAATATCAGCCGCATGGCCAAGTCGGACGTGGCGCAAAGCACGGGAACGGTAGGGGCCGAGTTCGCCGTTTGGGGCGACGACCCGATGGTGGCAGTGGTCGGCATTGTCACTGCGGCAGCTCCGCTCAATACCTACCCTGGGGCCACGGCTGCGGGAGTCGGGTGGGAGCTGGGAACGGGGCGGGTGATGTTGAATGGCGCGGCTGTCGCCACCGGCCTACCGATTGCCAAGCACGGTGACATCGCCGGCCTGCGGGTGGTGTTTGGCACGCCGACCCGGCTGCAGCTCTACCTGGGCGCCACACAGGTACATCAGCGCGACATCACATTGGCGGGCCCGCTGCACTTCGCCGGTGCCCTCGCGGCGAGTGCGGCCGGTGGTCTGTGCATGGTGGTGAACGCCGGGCAGTGGAACGCGCGGGGCCCGGCTGCACTCGCCGGCTGGAGGGTGGTCACGGCCTCCGGGCCCGTAACCCGCCTGTCAGACGCGGACTGGCTGACTGCACCGGGCGACCTGCCGGCAAACGCACGCTACGAGGGGCTGATCGCAGAAGGGGTGAACCTGATCAGCGAGATCAACTTCTGGCCTTGGGGCGGCGACCCGGTGACCCAGACCAGTGCTGCTGAGTGTGTCGTGCTCGACGCCGACGGCCTGCTGGACAGCCTGGCACTGTCCGGCGCCTCGGGGATGCCGGTCCAGATCCGGGCAGGCAGCTCCGCCGGAATGCTGGCGGACACAGCTGCCGTGTTCCGCTTCACCGTAGACCGCATCGAGATCAACGACGACGGCAGCAAGACGGTTCACTTCCGCGATGCTCACGACGATCTGGATAAGACGATCAACCGCGGCGTGTTCATGCCGAACATCGCGGCATTGGCGTGGAAGCCGCAACCGGTGGTGATCGGTGCGGTCGCCAGTGTGCCGGCGATGGGTGCCAACTCGGATGCGACGGCGATGTTCGTGGCCGACGGCGTGGTCTACGCCGATGTGGTGATGGACCGCGGTGACCTCATGGAGCCGGGCACGTTTAATCTGTCGCCCGACGGGCAGCAGCTGATCATGAAGTCGCCTCCGGTCACGCCGGTGGTTGCCGACCTTTCAAGCGTCGGGCCCGGCCAGCGCCCAGCCACGCTGCGGCAGGCGATCGCGGACATCATGGGCCGCCTGGGCAAAACCTCTTGGTCGGGCAGCGACTGCGCCGCGATGGATGCAGCAACCGGCTATGCGGGCGTGGGGTACTACGCCGGGAATGCGATCACCGGTCGAGATGCCATGAACGCCATCCTCCCCAGCTATGGGGCCGCCTGCTACCAGGACGCCACCGGTGTGCTGCGCTTCACCCGGGTGGTGGCCCCCGAGACGGTCGGTGGTGCTCCGGCGTTCGAGCTCACGGCCAACGACCTGGCCGAGGATCTGGTGGCGGTGCCAGACGACGCGCCGAACCTGACACGCCGCATGGCATACCGCCCGAACGCGCAGGCGTTGGCTGCCTCTGACCTGGTCACGGATGTGGTGGACGTGCCGCAGGCCCGCCGCGACGAGCTGACCGGGCTGTTCCGCGCGCAGGTCTACGGCGGCGGGGCGCTGCACCAGCACTATCGCCGTGCGGACGCGGCGGATCCGGTGATCTCGCTCTTCTGGAACGCGGCGGACGCCCAGTCCGAGATCGACCGGGTGGTGGGTATGTACCGTCAGCAGCGATTTTTCTACCAGGTGACGGTGCGCGGCGATCAGAGCCTGGCCCCCCAGCCCGGCCAGATCGGCCGGCTGACGTACCCGAGGTACGGCCTGGTAGAGGGTAAGGCAGTGCTGGTACGGCGCGTTGAGCGCAACCCGGCCACGGGCGACGTGGTCCTGACGATGTGGGGCTGATGGCATGCTGATCGGATATGGAATGCCAGCCCCTCAATCGGTGGCGCTGGTGGGTGGGACCTGGCTGACGGCGGACGGCGGCGCGGCGCTGTTCGACGGGAAGCCCGCACGGCGGGCGCGCATCGCTCGCACCGGTGCGCTGTCCATCAATATCACCCTGGCTGAGGCTGTTGTGCCGGGCATCGTGGCCGTGCTGGGCCTCAACGTGCCAGCCGGCGTCACCGTGAGGGCGGCGGGCGCCATCGGCCAGACCGTACGCCTGCCGACCGGGACCGTATGTGCATGGCTCTTCCCGACCGGCACGGCCGCGGTCAGCAGTGTGGCGGTACAGGTCGAAACCACGGTGGCCAACGTGGAGGTGGGGGAGATCGCGATCTTCCGGACGGTGGACGTTGGAATCACGGATGGATGGGCAGTGGCGCCGATCGACGCCAGCACCCACACGCGGACCAAGGGCGGGCAGGTGAACACGGTAGCCGGTGCCGTGTACCGTCGCCTGACCGCGACGCTGTCGGGCCGCGCGACGGGAGTGGTGCGCAAGAGCGGCCTGGCCGGAACGGACTGGGAGACGGTCGCAATGGCGATGGCGGGGCGCCAGCGCGCATGCGTGGTGCCGCAGTACCGCGACATTCAGACCAAGGCCTTCGATCCGGTTCTGGCCGCGCGCGCTGCCATGTATGGCCACGCCACCCAGCTGCCCTCTGCCGAGAACATCAGCCGACAATACTTCAGCGGATACCTGGAGTTTGAAGAAATTCCAGCCTGAGGCTGGCAATATCTGCCGTCAATCAAATCAAGAGGGTCGATATGGAAGCTGATCAAGAACGTGCCAGCAGCACTCTCCTGCCGGAGATGATCAAGACGGTAGGGCATCTAGCAGTCGCGGCCGGTGTTGCCGGCCTCGCCGTCGCACTGCTGGGCGTTGCCCCGTGGGTATTCACCGCGTCTGTGTCGGCGCTCCTTTCGGCGCCGTTCCTGTACGGGTTTGCCGACATCGTACTCAGCCTCAGGAAGCTCTGCCAGAAGACCTGAGCGCTGCAGACCAACCGTCATTCCAAGGCCCGCCATGTGCGGGCCTTTTTCATTGGTGAAACATGGCTCTCTACACCCTGACCGTTGACCTGTTGGCTGAAACTGGCAGCTTCGAGCGCGACCTGGGCAAAGCATCTCGGATTTCGGAACGCTCTGCGCGAGCAATGCGGCAGATGCAGCGCGAGATGTCCGACAGCTTCGCCCAGGCTGCGCGCGACGCGAAGCTATCGATCACCAGCATTGACCTCAGCATGGCGACCCTCGCGAAAGGGTTCGGCGCGCTCGGCGGCGGTGCGGTGCTGGGGATGTTCATCACCGAAACGGTCAACGCCCAGAATGAGCTGGCTCAGCTCAATGCTGCCCTGAAGTCGACCGGGCAGGCCGCTGGCTACAACAGCCGGCAGTTGGTTGACATGGCCGACAAGATGGCCAAGGCGACCACCCATTCGTCGGGCGAAATCGTCACTGCACAGACCCGCCTGCTTTCCTACTCCAGCATCGTGGGTGAGAACTTCCCACGTGCGCTGCAGCTGGCGATCGATCAGTCCGTGCGTTTGGGTGAGAACATCACTCAATCGGCTGAGACAATCGGCAAGGCCCTGGAGTATCCGACAGAGGGTATCTCGGCTCTCACCAAGCAGGGTTTCCGTTTCACCGATCAGCAAAAGGCCATGCTGAAGACCATGGTGGACACCGGCCGCTTGGCCGAGGCCCAGGCCATGGTCATGGGAGTCATGGAAGAGTCGTATGCCGGCGCCGGTCTAGCCGCGCGGGAGACCCTTGGCGGTGCGCTCGGCGCGGTCAAAAAGTCGTTCGAAGACCTATTGGGGAGTGGCGCGGAAGGCGGCACGGTGCGTGCTGCGACGGCAGCGATAAACGGCTTTGCCGATAACCTGGGCGTGATCGCCGCTGCGGCCGTGCCAGTTGGCGCGGCGCTGGGCATCTTCTACGCGGGCGGAAAGCTAGCAGTCGGCGTGAAAGAACTCACCACGCTATGGACGGCGCATAGCATCGTGGCGAATCGAGCGGCCGTTGGCCTCACCGGAATGACCGCAGCTACTGTGCGCCTGACGACTGCTCAAACGGCTGCCGCTGTAGCGGCGAAAGGTCTGTCCGCAGCGTATGCAGCGATCGGAGGTCCAGCAGGGGTGGCCGCTATAGCCATCACTGCCATTGGATTCGGCATCTACAAAGCAGCTGAAGCGGCTGCAGAGAGTAAGGCGCGGTTCGAGGGATTCAAGTCCTCGCTGGAAGAGATTTCCAAGGCGTCTCGAGAGCTGCGTAAGGATTTGCTGGACGGCTCATCCGTGCGGGAGGCCATGGAAGGCTTCGGCAAGATGGTGGTGCCTCTACGTGACGCACAAGCGGAACTGGAAGCCCTCCAGCAGAAGCTGCAAGGGCTCTATCGCGACCAAAGAGGCGCAACCCGGGGCGACGGTGCCGGAGCGTTGGCATACGCCGGTCAGATCGAAGCGACCAGCAAGGCCATCGAGACACTGCGGGGCAAGCTCAAGCCCGCAGAAAGCGACCTCGCTGCAATGGAAAGCGTGCTTCGGCAGCGGATGGGGCCTGCGTTCGGTGAACTGAAAGGAGCGATCGAGCGCCTGCGACAAGACGGAAACTGGGAGGCGTTCTACAAGAGCATTGGGCCGGGCGCTACGGCTGCCATCGGCGATCTTGACCGCCTCGAACAGCGTTTCAAAACCTTGTCATCGACTATCAGCAACGGGATCATGAATCTCCCGGGGCAGATTGAGCGCATCGGAAAGAGCGCAAAAGAGGTTGCGCGGCTTGATGTCCGCGATATGCTCCAGGCGGGCATGGACCAAGGAAAGTTAAAGCCTGGGACCGCAGACTGGGACGCAGCAGTCGCTCAGGGGACGACCTACATCCGTCTGCGCATTCAGCAGGAGAAGGCCGAAACGGCTTTCTCCGCGTCCAAAAAGCAGGCGGCATCAGCAGACCGCGCCGCTGCCAAGAGCCATGAGGCCACGACCGAATCGCTTGAGCGATACCGCCAGCAGGCGGAGCTGGCCGCCGCGGCGATGAATGGCCCGCTCGACGAAGCGATGGCCAAGCACCTGCAGAACATGGCCGAGTACAACGCTGCGCTGGCCAAGGGCAATATCGCCCAGGCTGATGCCAACGTGCTGATGGCGCAGAGCGCGATGGAGTACGCCAAGGTGGCTGCGGAGGTGGATCGGGCCATTGCGAGTCCGGAGGCCTTGCTTGCGACCATGGACGGCGAGCTGGCCGTGCTGGGCAAGATCGGGCGCGCGCGCGAGCTTTACCGTCGTCAGCTGCTCAATGAGCGGGACATGCGGCAGGAATTGCAGAAGGCGGTCGAGGCCGCCGGCGGCAAGGAAGCGCTGGCACTGGCCAAGGGAGCGGCGAGCTACGAAGAGTATGAGCGGTCGATGCTGGCTGCGGCTGATGCGTCTGCGGCGCTGTCACTGCGGGTTGAAGAGGCAGCGGCCAACGTCGAGGCATGGGCCAACGTGGTGGTCTACGGCGTCGGCGATGCCGCCGATGCGATGGCGGACTTCGTTGCCGGTGGGCTGCGCGACTTCAACGGCCTGTGGGATGACCTGAAGGACGTGGCCAAGCAGGGACTGCGCGACCTCGCACGCCAGCTGCTGCAGCAGAAGCTGGTGATCCCGATCCAGACCCGGATCATGGAAGGCTTCAGCAACTGGGGCAGCCAGGGCGGCGGCTTCAGCATGCAGAGCATAATGGGGCTGTTCGGCGGGAACGGATCCGCCGCCGGTGGCCAGAACGTGGGTACGATCGCCGGGCTGTTGTCCAAGGGGCAGGGGCTGTTTAGTGCCGGATCTGCCGCGTCGAGTGGCGCCAACGCGGGCAGCCTCATGGGGTTCGGCAACAACGTTGCGGCACTCACCGGCGGCGGCGCTGCAGGTGGGTCCGCAGCAGCTGGCGCCGGTGCTGCCGGCTCTACCGCTGCGGCAGCGGTCCCGATCATCGGCTGGATCATCGCCGGCATGATGAAAAACGCAGAGCTGTTCGATCAGGGATGGGACATCGCCAACGGCGAGAGCTGGGCCGGCAAGATCGCAACGGCGGGCGCTGTCGGCTTGGCGGATAAGGGCTTCCGTGGCCTGGGCCTCAATGCCAAGACGGCATCGATTCTGTCCGGCTCCAGCATTCACGCAAAGCTGTTTGGTCGGAGCGCGCCCAAGGTCACCGGCCAGGGCATTACCGGCAGCTACGGTTTCGATGGGTTCGCGGGCCAGAGCTACGCCGATGTGAAGGCGAAGGGTGGCCTGTTCCGCAGCGACAAGAAGTGGACGCAGTACACCGGCCTGGACCCGAACATCGACCGCACGTTCGATATGGCCGCGCGCCAGGTGCGCGGGGCGACGACGGACCTCGCCAAGCAGCTGGGCGTTGATCTGACACAGCAGCTGGCTGGCGTCCGGGTAAGCCTGGGCAAGCTGACGCTGTCGGCCGACTCGACCGAGGCTAAGGCCCAGCTCGAAGCCTATCTGGGTGACATGACCGATCGCCTGTTCACCGAGGCGGTTCGGGCGGCCGGGTTCGGCAACCAGCTCGACGGCTACTACGAGTCGGCGGACGTGTTCTCCGCGCTGAGTGCATCGATCGCGCTGGCCGTCGGCAATGCCGACGAGCTGGGACGGGCGCTCAACAGCATGGAGATCGAGAAGGTCAACAAGGCGGTCGACTACTTCCAGGACCTGGCCGGCGTCGCCGGGACGGATCTGGCCACCCAGATCGAAAAGGTCACAGGGCTGCTGGGGAACTACGCCACGCTTATGGCCGACGTGTCCACGCAGCTGCTCACCGGCAACCTGACGCAGTACCAGACCCAAGCGCTCACGATCGAGCGCACGTACCGCCAGCAGGTGAAGGCGGCCAACGACTACGCCAAGGCGCTGGGCTTGTCTGGTGCCCGGGCGGAAGACCTGGCCAAGATCGAGGCGCTGCGGGCGACCAACATGGGCAAGCTGCAGGCCCAGATAGACGCCGACAAGAAGGCCATGAAGTACGGGTTGTCGATCAGCGACCTGTCGCCGCTGACCGATCAGGAGAAGCTGCAGGAGACGATGAGGGAGCTGGAGCGTGCGGTGTCCGGCGGCGACAGCAGCGCGGCGCAGGCAGCCGCACAGGCGGCCCTGGGCTTCGGGCGCAACCTGTTCGCCAGCGGCAAGGACTACAACAACCTATACGGCCAAGTAACCGGGCTGATCGACAGCATGAAGGTGGGCGACCTCGACCTGGAGGACGGCACCAGCATGGGCAAGCTGGCTGACGTGATCGAGGCGCTGCCGGACAACTTCAGCCGGGCGGTGTTCGACCTGGTGGTCGATGGGAAGGGCCAGGCCGAGACGACGGCGGCCGTACAGCAGGGCAATACCCTGCTGGCCGAACAGAACCAGGTGCTCCGCGACCTTCTGCGCGTCACCACGTCCGGCGTACGCACGAGCAACAGCGCGTCACTGCGCGAAGCGCTGAACTAAGGATCCCCAATGCAAGAACGGAAAATTACCCTGATCGATATCGGGGCGGGCGCGCTGCCGTCTGTCACCCCGGTGACGGTGCAGAACTCGTCATGGTTCCCGACGGTGCACGTGTCCGCAGAGACGCCGCCGGTGGACGGCGTGACACCCGAGCCGGTGGCCGACGGCGTTCTGATCGAGTGGGACGCCGTCGATCAGGCCGGGGTGGTCTACATCATCGAGCGGGGCGCCAGCCAGAACGGGCCGTGGACGGAAATTCACCGCACCACCGAAACCCGCTACCTCTACAGCGATGGCAGCGGGCAGAAGTGGTTCTTCCGAATCACAGCGTCCGTGCGGGGGAAGCCGGGGCAGGGCACGGTGGTGGAGGCCACACCCGCGCCGACCACCGCCGAGCTGATCGCCGCCCAGCAGAAGCTGGACAAGGAAATCGTGGACCGCGCGCTCGCCGATGCCAATGAGGCCGCGAGCCGCGTTCGCGATATCGCGCTGGTGAACGCCGGGCTGGTGCAGGAGGCGCAGACCCGCGTCACCCAGATCGGCCAGACCATGGACGCGGTCGCCACCGAGAGCCAAGCCCGCGCCACGCAGCTTCTCAACGAGAAGATGGAGCGCCAAGCTGCCATCACCGCGGTCAGCGAAACGCAGCAGAACGGATTCGATTCGCTTTCCCGCGCGCTGTCCGAGGTCGCCGCTGGCAGCGGCACGCAGTTTGACAGCAAGACGATCTGGCACTTCACGACCACCGTCGAAGGGTGGGGCAGCAACGGCGGAGCGCCGGCTCTCAATGATGGCTGGCTCCGCCCGACCAACAACAGCGCATCCTACGCACAATCGCCTGCAGCCCTGGGGATCGACGGCAACGCCTATCGCTTCATCAAGCTGCGCATGCGCAGGACCGGCAATCCGGTCTGGCTTGGCCTGGTCCGTTGGACGACAGAGGCTGATCAGGCTTGGAACGATGGGAAGTCGACAACAGTCGCGCAGCCGGCCTTCGACGCTGCTGGTGTAGCCACCGTGGACATCAGCGATGTTCCATGGTCTGGCCCGTCACCGATACGGCAGGTGCGTATCGCGCTCACCCGTGGCCAGACCGTCAACGACTATGTCGAGTACGACTACATCGCCATCGGTCGGCCGGCCCCAGGCGCCAGCGTGGCACTGGTTCAGGAGGAACGCCAAGCCCGAGTGACGGCGCTTGCAGCTGAAGCCGGCGAGCGCAACACGCTCGCCGTGCAGATGCGCGGCAGCTACACAGGCAGCGAGCTCAGCCAAGCGCAAGGCTTCGTGGGTGACGAGCGCACCGCGCGAGTGGCGGCCGACAGTGCGCAGGTTCAGCGCATCAGCACGATGGAAGCGCGGCTGCCTGCAGGAACAGGCCAGCTCGCAACCACCGCGTCGGTCACCCAGCTGCAAGAGGCGATGGTTGCCGCCGATCAGGCCAACTCCCAGGCTACAACGACCGTCAACAGCAAGCTGACCGGGCTGCGTATGACTGGGGACAACATTGTCCCCAACAGCAACTTCGCCACCGGTACGGAGTGGTGGACCCGGACCGTTGGACCTGCCGGCAACAGTATCGAGTGGGGCGCGGCCAGCGGTGACGGTGGGCCAGGCGTGGTGATTGGTCGGGGATCGACCGCATCCTCTCCCTGGATTGCAGCCAATGAGGCTGCCTGGCAGCCTGTGAAGGCACCTCGCCGGTTCAGGGCCATCTTCAAGGCTCGGGCGGTGGGCACGGGCGGCAATGTGCTGATGCGCCAGCATGTGCGTGACGCTGCTCTGGTGGAAGGCGTATCGGACGTGACTGTGGCGGTGACCAATACGACATGGCAGCGCTACACCGTTGACTGGTCTGAGGTCGGGCCCACCCGCATTGAGGCACGCTTCACCGCCTACGTGACCACGGTTGGCGCCACGGTTGCTTTCGACCGAATCGAGATCTACGACGTCACCGACCTGGTGGCAAACGAGCTGACGGCATCAGGCCTTCAGGCGCTGACGGCGCGAACCAGCAGCATCGAAGGGATCCAGACTGCGCAGGCAACGCTGATTGGCCAAGTCCAGTCCGGCCTTGCTCAGACCAACGGCAACGTGACCGCCGCCCAGCAGGCCGCGCAGGCTGCAGCCGATGCCGCCGGGGCCAAAGGCAAGGTCATCTATGGAGCGGCGGCGCCTGCGGCTGCCGATTGGTTGCCGCAGAACCTGTGGATCGATTCAACGGGGAATGCCAATACGCCCAAGCGATGGAACGGGTCGGCGTGGACGACTGTCAGCGACAAGGTGGCGACAGATGCAGCCGCAGCTGCAGCCGCAGCGCAGCAGACCGCCAATGCGGCGCAGAGCCAGGCGAGTGCCAACGCCGGGGCGCTCAGCACGTTGGACACAAAGGTTACGCAGCAGGGAGCGGCACTCACCGCGCAGGGCGACGCGATCACGGCCGTGAACATCCGCGCTGACGGCCTAGAGGCGGGGCTGGCCAATGTCGGCGGCGACAACCTGCTGGGAAACAGCAGCTTTGAAGCCGAGACAAATACCCCGGCAGCTGTGCCGGGGTGGAGCAACAACAGTGGTGGCTTGGGGTCCGGCGTTACTCGCCGCCAGTGGGCAGACTCGACGCTACCGGGCTCTGCTCGCGCATGGCGCTGGGAATTGGACAACGTCCCGACATCTGGATACCTGGAAGGCATCAGCAACAGTGGCGTCAGGCTGATTAAGGTGGAGGCCGGAAAGGCTCACACCGTCTCTGCTTACGTGCGCGGCACAGCCGGTTTCCGTGTGCTCCTGCAGTTTGCGTGGCGCAATGCCGCCAACTCCACCATCAGCTACAGCGGAACCCCGTCCGCTGCCCAGTACCGCACCTCGGAGGACTGGAGTCGCATCTCCTGGACGTCTGTCGCACCAGCCTTGGCTACCTCATGCGTTGTCTATATTCGTGTCTACGGTGCCAATGCCGCCGGCCAGTGGGTTGAATGGGACAACGTGCAGGTGCAGGTCGGTTCTGTTGCGACGGGCTACGCCCCAAGCGCAGCGGAAACGGCAGCGAGCCTGGCGGCGAACGTCAGCGCGACCAACACGCTCACTGGCAAGGTCTCCTCCCTGGAAGGGACCACTTCCGCGCTGAGCCAGGCCGCAACGACGGTGAACGCGAAGTTGTCCTCCCTGGGCGACGTGGTCAGCTATAGCATCACCGCCAACGCCCAGATCAGCTCCGCACCGTCCGGTGGCCCCCGTACTACGGCAATCCGAAACGCTAGCGGCGGCGCAGTAGCCGGTGCCGGCCGTGGCTTCAGCGTGTGCTTGATCAATAGTGACAGCACCCTCGGACCACGAAACGGCTTCGATACCTACAACAGTCCGAGCGTCGCCGGTCAGGCCCTCGCAGACTTCATCGCTGGCATTCCTGAGAACCAGTACTTCATCGTCTACACCAGCGATAACGTCGGCAACATGCTGGGCGGCAGCGCCGGGGCATCTGCTGCGCAAGCAGCGCTCGTTGATGCTGGCGGCACTTCACGGGCCGTGTCCGCGCTCCAGGGCAGCCGCATGTACATCCTTGTCGGCAGGCGCAAGCTGCGCGCGGGTAGCGGCATGGAAATCCTGTGTCCAGCGCCTACGTCGGGCAGAGCGGACCAGTGGTGCGAATACAACCTGCAAGTCCTGAACGGCGTGCCGATCGGCATGACTGATCAAAGGGCAATGCAGCAGGCGATGGATGCGACCTCGCAAGGCCTTAGCGCGATTACTGCGACCGTCGAACAGCAGGCTGGCCAAGTGACCGCGCTTGGCCAGCAGGTCAACCAAGTAGGTGCTAGCGTCGCGGGCAAGGCTGACGCCCAAGTGGTGCAGACGCTCACGGCGATGGTGAAAGACACGATGACCGGTGGCGGCAATCTGCTCTCCAATACGTTGTTCAAGGATGGGCGTCGCGGTTGGGGATGGTGGAACTCTGGCAACGGCACGTGGCACGAACTTGGGCTGGTCGCCGGGCCGGAGTGGGCCCCGCCTGGCTTGGTCCATTTCGGTGGATTTGCACCCTCGAATCTTGCCTTGAACACCCAGTTCTGGGCCGGTGACGAACAGCCCGTGCCCGTTGTGGCTGGCAAGCGCTACTGCTTTTCCGCATACATCAATTGCCACCGGGTGGGCTTGGCTATCCTGATTTCCTTCAGGGATGCCAACGGCAACACAGTTGGCGAGCAGTACTCCGGTCCAGCGGATTCCACGAACGTCCGCCCGCCCATCACGCTGGACAGGATGAAGCGCTTGAGCGCGTCGATGGTGGCGCCGGCCAGCGCAGTCTATGCAAGGGTCGGGTTCTATCTGAGAGGTCTGGGCCTCAGCAACAACGAGGGCAACTACTTCTGGATCTTCCAGCCGATGCTGGAAGAGATGCGAGAGGGGCAGACTGGCCCCTCCCCGTACTCGGCGGGTGGAGGCGAGACTCTGGCTGGCTATAGCCTCTACGTCACGGCCGACGGCTTGACCGGCGGTATGGTCACGAAGAACGACGGCAAGGTCGTCGACATGAAGATCTTGGCGAACGTTCTTCAGATCCTCAGTCCGAACCAGCCGGAAGGCATCGAGATGCGCGACGGCTACATCCGCGTATGGAAGGGAAACTCGCAGCGGATCATCGGCACCGGCTTTGGCAGCGGCGATCTGATGGACTACTTCGGTCCGAACGTGGGTGCCGGCGCCGCCAACAAGATGAATGCCACGATGTGGATGGATGTAAACGGCAACGCCTACTGGGGCGGTTCGCTGTCGGCAGGCATCTGGAAGAACGCCAATCGCACCAGCAGCACCGCCGCCAATCCATACGTCGAGGTCGGTCCTTTCGCGGCGCACGGCAAACAGCGGGTGGTGGTGGCGTCGTTCAGCACGTTCTCCCCGAACTACACCGCCTGGTATGACGGACGGTCCTCGAGCAACGAGCCGCCGCCGCCAGCAATCGTGACCAGCACCGTTCTACGCCTACGTCGAAACTCGGGTGCAGGTCTGGAGTTGGTTTCCCAGCAGGCTTTTCGGGCATCCGCCGTATTGGTCAGCAACACCTATCACGATCGTGACGCTGGCATTCCGCAGTTGCCCAACGGCGGGTGGCAGCAGCAGTACTACTTCACCTGCAGCGGCTCATTCACCGCGACCGAGCAGGGGTCTACGTACCAGAGCTTCATCTACGAGGGCTCGCTCACCACCCAGGCGATCCCGCAGATCGAGAACCAGACCATCGCAGTGGTCAGTACCGAAGAGCCATAGGCGGCCAGGCCGCTCAGTTCCAACCGCTGACGCGGCGACCAGCGCTCCAGTCGCCGCACAAATAGGAGAGATCCATGAAATTTCGTGCAAAGCTGCAGATGGAAATGAAAACGGCAGACCAGCGCGGCGTTGTTACGCTTAGCTTCGTGCCGCTCGACGCGGGTGTGCCGCAGATGACGTTGTCGGTGTCGCCTGCGGATGCGGCCGGTATGGAGGTCGGTCGGATCTACGGCTTCACCGCAGAGGTCGAACCGGAAGACGAGGCCGCCTAGGGCCTCAAGCCACCTGGTCCAGCAGCGCGGCTTGGTTGTTGCGGGGCGTGTTCACGGCCCGGCTTACGCGATAGGCCTCCATCGCCGGTGGCTCGCTGGCCAGCAGCATCGACACCGCATCATCCGGTAGGGTCGTGCCCTGCAGCTGTCGTGTCGGAGCTATTGGCCGCGACCTTCAAGAAGATGTCGAAGCGTGCGTGGCTAATCGCCTGTCTAGTGCCACAACCAGGGCAGTAAAGGATGGCACCTCCATTGATCACTTCCAACTCTGGAGGCGCCTTGGCATGTAAGGAGCGGTGGCACTTCAAACAAGTCGCTCGGATGGACTTGATGGAGGTGAACTCGTCTTCTTCACGCGATCCGGCGACTTCGTGAAGATAAAAAAGACCTGTGTTGGACATGATGGCGTTTGGAAGCGATGTTGTAGCAGGTGCGGGAGCCTACTCTGGCGGGCGGTATTTTCACGTAAAGAGAGTGTCTCTGCGAGGTTGTGGGACCCGACAGTCGCTAGTGATGGCGTGACCGCAAAGATTCCGTGATTTGCTCTCTGACTATTCTTAGGCCTTGCCGCAGGGCGGCGTAGTACATGGGGGTTGCCGCCTCTCCGGTGGGCGAGGGTGGGGCCAGTGCATCGCCTGATATGCGGTCCAGCGCATTGAGGACCACATCAGGTTCCGGATGAGTAGCAATGACTATCCGAAGACCGTACTCAAGGGCTTTGACATGGCCCATGAGAGCGTCTATCTGACTTTCGAGTTGCTCCAGCCGAGAGTCCGTCGAGCTGTCATAAGTATCGTCCATTGTCCGCTCCTTGAGGTCTGGCCCAAGCCTATCAGGGGAGATGTTGTATAGCCGAGGCATGCTGCCGCATTCGGCTCGTGGGCTCCACTGGACAGGGTAAGCTGGTCCAACGATAGTTCAGCTTGGACAGATGGGCGATCCCGATGAGCATCCTTAACGTGCTGATGACCCCTGATCGAGCAGTCTTGGCGGTTGATACCCTGGCCCAGGACGCTGTCAGCGGGGAGCTCTCCGAGGGCGCCAAGCTGCTGCTGATCCCCCAGCACAACATTGTGGTCGCTGGCCGGGGGTCGGGTCAGTTCCTACTTCGGGTTTACCACCTGGGGCTGGAGGCTAGCTTTCGACGGGGCTTCAGGATAGAGCAGCTCATGCGCGAGGTTGGCCCTGTAATGGATCAGCTGTGGCCCCACTACATTCAAGCAGCACGGTACGCCGGGATTGACATCAATCAGCTCCAGTCGGAGATCGTCGTTGTGGGCTGGTCTAATGCACAAGAGCGGCTCGTCGGCACTGCCTACGCGAAGTCGGCGGCCGATCAACCGGCGCGCGTCGCCGAATTGGTGGGGGGAATCGCCTCCCCAGGTGAGCCATTGCGAGGCGCACCCGACAGTTTCGAAGTTGAAGCCGTCCTTGCCGCTGGGAGGCGCCAAGCCGAATACTTGAATGCTCAGGAAGGGAGAGTGGTGGCCGGTGGGCGGCTCATCGCCGCCTTCCTGCAGCGCGGCGAGGCAGTCGTCAAGGATCTTGGAACCATCTGACGGGCCGAGTGGCCAGGATAGGACGATCGGGCGCGCGATCGAAATGCGCGAGCGGGGACCAGCTCAGCCGGGGTGGGGTGGGCGTCACCGCCGGCACCTTTGCCCGGCCGTGATTACCCGTCGCGGAATCTGAGACCCCGGCCCGTATCCTGCGCGCATGCTTCCTCCCGACTTCCGCTGGCGCTCGGTCGCCAGCCGCGCCGATCAGCTTCCCGATGCCATCTACTGCGGCATGACGGAGGTGTTGCGCCTGTCGCAGCGCGTGGACGATAAGGTCTGGTGGGTCGAGGTGAACCGTCATCTTGACGAGCAGCACCGCGGACGTCGGCTCTGCACCAGCTACGAGCAGGGCGTGATCGGGTGTGAGCTGTGGGCGGTCAGGCATCAACAGCGGATTCGCCTGGAGATCGATCAGCGGGAAGTGGCCCGCACGGCCCAGCGGAAGAACCGGACCTGGTAGGCAGTCAGCCGGCGTTGCCTCCGTATCGGCGCGTGCGACCGCCGACGGCGACAGTGGTTCTATCGATCAAAAGAGCATCGGCAAGGCGCGCTGGGCGCGCGCGAGGGCGGCTTCGCTATGGCAGCAGGCCGACGACCTGGACAGCAATCACAGCGGCGACTGGAGGGCGAGGGCGACTCGCCGGCGCGGCGCTGACCGCCTCCGCACCGAGGCGGCGCGGTTCGACGGCATCGCCAACCGCCTTGCGCCTGTTGGTCAGGTCGGATGAGGGCAAACGCGATCGGTCGACGTGACGGTGGGGCAGTAGGGTCGCTTGATTTACTCTAAGTCACTGATTCAAAAGAATGGAATCCAGATCTCACCGTTGTTACGAATTGATGGAATTATCGTTCGTGCCGCGTGACGAGCCTATATACTGGCAACAAGTCAACTCGGAAGACAAAAAATGCCAGTAGATGGACTCTCGTTGGTGGGATTCATGGGTAGGGAGGAGGCGATCCAGCATCTCGCCTCGTCATGCGTTCCACACGACCCCTCGGAAGCCGCTCTCGAGGCGGAGTGGGAAGCAGCTAAGGGCAGGCTTGGAGCCCCGAGCTCGAAGGCTGGCAGGCCCGAGATTCTTCCAATTCCACCTGAGCACCATCAGTACGTCGCTACCTTGGTCACCCAGCCCTGGGTCCAGCAGGCTTTGGCTCACATGCCAACAGCTGATTTCAAGCTGGTTGAGATCGATCCCCTCTTGGCATTCCAGTACACAATCTCGAAGCCGAGGTCAGGCTTTCATTGCGATGCTCTTGGAAATCCTCCGACGATTGCTGAGTTGCTCGAGGTCTGCCTGCCGCAACAGCAGGCTAATGAACCAGTGATGTTGTCGAGCGATTCGAAATCCGTGCTCATTCGTGCCGAAAGCCTGAACATCCGGACGTTACAAGCCGGACCAATCGCCCCCGGTGTACTCGGGATTCAAATCGGACTGACACTTCCGCTTTTGCACGTCGTGCGATTCAACGGGAAGTGCTATCTCCATAACGGGTTCCATCGTGCACTCGGAGCCCGAGCGGCCGGCGCTACGCATGTTCCCTGCCTGTTCCGCGACGTGAATTCCTACCAAGAGGTGGGGATCAACGATGCAGCGGGTACGTTTTCGGCTGAACTCTTGGAGTCAGATAACCCTCCAACGCTGTTCCATTTCACCAGTCAGCAGGCTTATGAAGTTCGACTTCGGCGCGTTGCGCGCTACATCAACGTGTCGTGGTCCGAGTTCGCCATGCCCGTTGAGTGACTGGTTGCTACAAGGCAAAAAAAAGGCCGCCCGGAGGCGGCCTTTTTTATCTTTCAGCAATTAACAAAGGACAAGCATCGTCTGCGACGGGGACGGGCTCGACGGAGGTGAAGCCTCTGGAGCTGGGTTTCGAACGACGAGCGAGTCTTGCTGGTAGCTCGAGTCGCTTCCAGCGACGAGATTCACCTGTTCCTTACCAGCATGCGTCACCACGATCAACCTTGAAGGCGACTGCGCGTGGTTGTTCAAATTTCTGGCGGTGAGTTTCATAGCACTATTCCTGGGCGGCGGAGTCAGTGGGAACGGCAAAGGCCGCGTACGCGGCTCTTCTGAATAGATGTCACTTAGACAAGACGTAAGGTGGGAAGTTCGATTGGTCTAAGGATCGTTAAAGTTAAGTTCAACTTGTCAAGCCACTTGTCAAGCTTGACAGGCGCGAAGATATCACATTGCCGGCCTAGTAGCGTCCCTCAAGCAAAATTTGTGATGGCCGTCATGGTTAGCCAAATTTTAACAACTTTGCTGGGCGCGAGAAGTGGGCAGGGCATGGGAAGGGCAAAGAGATCGCTGGTCAGGTGACCCCAAACTGACCCCTCACCATAGGCAAGTCATTGATTCTCATAGAGCGGGAGTGATCGCGGGTGATCGGCTTAGTCCTTGTTTCTATTGATCTTCCGCGACCTTGACATGGTAGGGGTCAATAACCACTTGGAGGGCCGACCGGGAAGCTCTGTGCCTGCGCGAAGAGTAGCCCAGGCCCCTTGAGCCGGTAGTCCGTACCGCCGTAGGCATGCCGATCTCCGGCCCAGCCCATCTCGACCAGCTCCTCCATCGCGTGGCGAACATCTGCCCTCGGCGTGCCTGGGGGCAATCGTGCAACGATCATATCGGGGGTGACCCACTCGTCGTCGTAGTAGCGGAGCGCCTGGATGCAATCGCTCTGAAGCGAGGACGGCTCGAAGGGTGGCGGTGCGGGGACGGGCCTTTTAGGCTTCGGAACCGGCGGAGCTTCGACCGGCTTCGGCTTTGCAGAAGTCAGCGACGCCCAGCCCTTGTTCAGCAGAACGCCTATGGTCACGCCGGCCACGAACGCCCACAAGAACTCCCAAGGGTGCTGTGCAATCAGTGGCCAGTTCTTCTGGAGGGTATCCAAGTCAGGCATTGCCGTATCCATACGTGGTCGCGAGGCGATTCTGGCACATCTCCCAAAGAGGCAGTTTTGCGCTCCGCAATCGAAAGAAGGCCAGTGAATTTGCCGGCAATGACAGGCCCGACGTTGGTGCTATTGCGGAGCGGAATGTGGAGCTAAGTCATTGAGTATAGTGAAAAGCTCTGGAGTTTCCCAAGCTACTGACGAGGGTTCGATTCCCTTCACCCGCTCCATATCCTCCTGTGATTTGGGGGATTTCGCCTACTCCTCACCCGCTCCATATCCCCGTGATATCGCGTCTACCTTGGCGCGAGTTGCTGTCATCAGCCTGCCGTTTGATTTCCTCGACGCAGAGTCAGCTCAGCGCGGCATCGGCACCTGCGGGCTCGAGCAACTCTCCTTTGTCCAGGTGCATCACGCGTGTCGCATATCCGGCTGCTTTGGGATCGTGCGTCACCATGACGATCGTTTTTCCATGTTCACGGTTCAGCCGTTGCAGCAGGTCCATTACCCCGGTGGCGGACTCACGGTCCAGATCGCCCGTGGGCTCGTCGCAGATCAGGAAGGCAGGATCAGCCACGATGGCGCGTGCGATTGCGACACGCTGCTGCTGTCCACCTGAAAGCTCGGTGGGGCGATGGCTGACGCGTTCGGCCAGCCCGACCAGCTGCAGGGCGATTTCCGCCCGCCGGTTGCGCTCGGCTTTGGCTGAGGGCGACAACAGCAGAGGCAGTGCCACGTTCTGCAACGCGGTCAGGGTCGGCATCAGGTTGTAGAACTGGAAAATGAATCCCACGCTCTGGCTTCGCCATGCCGCCAGCTGCCTGCGCGTCAACTGATCAATGCGTTGTTGATTGACCTTGATGGTGCCAGACGTAGGTGTATCCAGTCCGCCGATAAGATTGAGCAGGGTTGTCTTGCCGGACCCCGATGGGCCCATCAGAGCCAGAAACTCCCCGCTGCCCACCTGCAGGTCCACCGAACGGAGCACGTCGACGTGCTGTTGTCCGCGTTGGTAGGTTTTAGAGACGTCGCTAAGCGAAATCGAACACGTCATTGCTGCTCCTGGGGGGTGATGGGGGTGCTTGTCAAACCTGTGATGTGCGGGCCTCCATGTGCCATACGTTCTGCCGAATTGCTGTCCCCTTGCCTGCGTGCGTTCGGGACGTCTGACGAGTTTGATGCTGCAACCAGAAAACTCACACGGGCGCCCATGTCGGGCAGGATGCGTGGGTCTTTAAGTTGCAGGCCAATACGGGCTTTGACCGTAGCCTTACCGCGATCCGCCGTAGGAATGATCGCGATCACCTTGCCTGGCAGGGACAGCTCCGGATAGGCATTGAGACGCACGTCGGCCGCCATGCCGATGCGCACGCGGCCGATGTAGGCCTCGCCGACATCGACTTCCACTTCCAGGGAGTTCATGTCTACGATGGTCGCGACACCGGTGCGCGTATAGCCGCTGGCAGCGCTCGGAGAGATGATCTCGCCGACCTGCGCAGCCTTGGAGGTAATGACGCCCGCAAAGGGCGCGCGGATTACGGCGTGGTCCATATTCACCTGTGCGACATCGGCCAAGGCGCGTGCCGCCTGCGCGTTGCGCCGTTGCGAGAGCATTTGGGCCTGCAGCTCATTGGCCTTTGCGGACGCCTGCTCGGCATCCTGACGAGACACCAGCCCGCTCTGTGAAAGTTCCAGCGCACGTTGGCTATCGCGCAATGCCTGGGCAAACAGGATCTCATGCTGGCGCGCGAGTTGCCCTGCCGCGGCGACTTGCCGCTGCGCCGATTCCAGGCCGGCCATGGCTGATCGCGCATCGAGTCGGGCAAGTATCTGCCCCTGCTCGACGTGGTCGCCCTCTTCAAACAGGACGTCGGTGACAACTCCGGTGAGCTGCGAGGAAACGGTCGCCGTCCGTCTGGCCACGACATACCCGCTTGCGTCTAGCGTGGATCCACTTGTGATCGTGGGCGTCGCAGGAACAGCCGCTCCAGCGATGGCGACGACGTCGGCGTCCGCAACCGTACTGGTGCGTCCCCAGAACCAGAGGCAAAGGCTGGCGCCTACAGCCACGGCAAAGCCGACGAAGACAGGTCGACGATCCAAGCGGGGCCGTGTTGCGGCGGGGTGGGTTGCCCGTTCGATGTGGAGCTCCTGCAGCAGATCGCCAGAGGTGGTTTTGGAGGCGGTGGTCATGTCGGTGATTCCTTGACGGGCGGCAACAATGGCGGACGGCGGCGGACTCATTCCCTGAGGGCATCCACCAGTCGGCCTGACATGACCTTGCGCAGCGGCATCGCCGCGCTGGCCAAACCGACCAGCAAGGCGTAGCCAAGCACCGCGGTCATCACCTCGGCATCGACGACAAAGCGGGCGTATACGGCCTGGTTGACACTGGACGTGCCAAAGCTCGCGCCATCAAGGAAGACATGGACAATTCCGAATGTAGTCGACGAGGCCAGCGCTCCAATGGCCAGCAGGTCGAGCAGCAGCGCAGTGCCCACCGCGGTGTCGCTGAAGCCGAGCGCCCGGAGCGTAGCCATTTCCTTGCGGCGTCGTTCCAGGACCATGCCCAGCGTGGTGGAAGTGGCCAGGATGGCACCTGCGCCCAGCAACAGGGACACGCCCAGCGCTGCGCTGCGGGCCAGCTGTGTCAGAAATCCGACCTGCTGTTCGTAGTACTCGATCTGCCCCAGGATTCGGACGCCTTGCAGGCGCGGATCATCTGTTGCGGCGGCCCGCAATGCGGGCAGCACCTCCGGCGAGTCCAGCTTCAACCATACGGAGGACACCCGGCCGGCGCGATTGTAGGCGGCTTGCAGGGCGGACAGGTCGGTCCAGATCTCCGACTCCCAGAGATTTCCCGCGGCGCTGAACTCGCCGATCCGCTGCCAGGATGAACCTTGGATATCGACGTGGGAGCGCCCGAGTTCCGGGAACTGGGCCGCCAGCGTGGCGCTGGCCGCCATCTCGCGGGCCCCTTCGCGGGGTTTAACGGGGACATTGATTCGGGCGGGCTCAATGATCGCCCATGTGTCGGCGGAGATGCCGCGCATCAGTACCGAGGTCGTTTGCCCGTCTATCCGCGATAGTTTGGCGTTGGCAAGAAACTGAGGCGCGACGAGAGGGCGGCCGCTCGCGTCACGCTCTACATGCGGCAGGTGGGAAACCAATGCGACCTGTTCCGGCGACAGGCTGCTGCCGGCCTCGTCGAGCGCCCCGTTAGAGAGCGCCAGCGCGATATCCGGCTGCCCCGTCCGTCCGGCAATGCGGTCAATGCCGGCCGGAATGGCCAGCATCACTGCCAGCGCAGCCGTCGCGATCGCGAAGCCAGCCCCCATGAGCAGGGTGTCCCGGGGGCGACGGCGATGCATGGAGAGTAGAAAAGTCCACAAGGGCCCAATCTGCATGAGGGTATTCATGGTCTAGCTCGCTCGCAGTTGAAGGAAACGCCCGACCTCAGGTTAGGAGGTGATCAATGGGTCTCAGGCGCCTGACTTGAAGTGCAGGCCAGACGAGGGCGATGGCTGCGAGTAAAAGTAGTGCAGGCAGTAGTGATGCAAAGGCCCAATCCGGTACGCGCAACGGTCCGAGCAGCCAGGAAATCCGAGGGTTGAGCAGCGCTATCGCGCCCTGGCCGCCCAGTACGCCCAGCACCGCGCCGGCCGTGATCACTGCAACCATTTCGAGGACCAGTGCCCCAAACTGGAGCCCGCGACCGAATCCCATGCTCTGGAGAACTGCCATGGTTGGGCGTCGCTGGGTGACCAGATGTGCCAGCACGGTTACCCAGACAAGCAACGCGCAGGTGGCCATGGCCCCCATGATCAGCCCGAGCAACGCCTGCACCTGTCCAAATCTGCCCAATGCGGACTCCGTGCCGCTGGCGGGAGTGGCGTGCAATGGGGGATCACTGCTGGCAAACGCAAGATCGATTGATTGCGCTAGTTCACCCAACGTTGCGGCGTTCCCACCAACCACGCGTGCCCGCAGGACCTGATCGCTTCGCTCGTCCGGCATCAGGCGATTAAGGTAGTCGTAGTGACCATAGGCGATGCGATCATCCAGGACGCCGTGTCCGCCAGGTAGGATGGCGACGATGGTGACGGGAACGTCCACGCCGGACAGGTGATCTCTTGGGCTCAGCGACATTCCTGGCGCCAGATTGCATCGCGCTGCGGCGTCGGCACCCACAAGCAATCCATTGCGCGTGGATCTCCATCGATCCAGTACCTCCTGGCTGGCTCCCCTCCCACGCAGCAAACTGTCCACCCCGGATCCGCCATACGCATTGATGCTCAGACTGCTGCGCCCATCACCGCAGGGTAGGCTGGCTAGGCCAAAGTAGGACACTGTGGAAACGCCGGGCACCTCCTCGATACGAAGGGCATGACGCAACGGAAACGAGCCGTTCTGAGTCTGTGCATTGGCGACGGCCAACTCGGCATTGACCGCCGTTCCAACACGCGATGCGAGAAATGGAGAGGAAAATGCGGAGAGAACTACCCACGCGAGCGTGCACACAGCAAGCGTTGCCGCAAGGTAAAGCAGGCGCTGGGGTTGTTCAGCGGCGCGCATTCCGGCAATGCATGACATCGTGTGGAAATCTGACAACATGGGGTGCTTTCCTAATGGTGAACGCACTCTCATCCTTCATTGGCCGGTATTTTGTTCGTTGGTGAATACATGCCGATAATGTGCTTTGGCGGTTATCGATATTCTTTGCTGCATGGGTCGAAAAATTAAGCGTCGAGATGGCTTGGTGATTGTCGGATGCTCGGAACACCGACTGCTAGTTCATGCCATTGAATGCCGAAGCCTTGACTAGACGCCGTCTCTGAAAGGCTGGGGCATCTGTTCGCAGATGCCCCAGGCGTTACGTTTTACCGCTCAACAACGATGCAGCCCGATTTATCGCAGATGATGATGACGAGATCGGCCGCGTGTGCCCCGAACGACGCGGTTGAACCAAAGACAGCTGTACCAGCAACGGCAAGGCTCAGCAGAGATGCTCGGATTTTGCTGCTCATTTTTGTTCCCCTTTTTGTATTGCAGATGTGAGTCTGACTTGCCCGCCTGATCGACCGGCGATCACAAGGTATTCACAGAAAAATGTAGGAACAAGGACGAATGTCAAATTTTTAAGAACAGGTTAAAAACAGGATTTTTCCTACGCCAAGGCGCAGAGTTCATGATGTTCTCAGGGCGTGCCAATGGCCCTATAAAGCCGGTTTTTGATCTGTTTCGACCCTCGGCTTTTCCCCAAAAAAACATCTCCGCTATCATTCCACGTGGTTTGTCGTTTCGTTTGCAAATCGAATGGGCGAGGTAAAGTCGAAAACAAGGCGCCACACTGCTGGGCGTCGCGGTGAGACCTGATGCCCTGGATCGCCTGACCGTTTGGCCCAAACCATTCGCCGATTGGCTGCCTCCAGCGGCCACCTGATCACCGTCATCGCGGCCTACACGCCACGCGCTATGCTTCGCGCTTTCCAGCCCCTGCGCCGCGATGAAACTCGCCATCCTGTCCCGCAACAGCAAGCTGTACTCCACGCGTCGCCTGGTGGAGGCCGCGCGTGCGCGGGGCCATACCGTGCGCATCCTCGATCCGTTGCGCTGTTACATGCGCATCGCCGCGGATGGCTTCACCATGCATTACAAGGGCCGGCCGATCACCGGGGTGGACGCGGTGATCCCGCGCATCGGTGCTTCGGTCACCCGCTACGGGACGGCCGTGCTGCGCCAGTTCGAGATGATGGGCGCCCGCACGCCCAACCCCTCCGATGCGATCCTGCGCGCGCGGGACAAGCTGCGCGCGCACCAGATCCTGGCCTCCAAGGGCATCGACATGCCGGTCACGGTGTTCGGCGACAACCCGGACGACACCGTCGATCTGCTCTCGATGCTCGGCCCGCCGCCGCACGTGGTGAAGCTCAACGAGGGCACCCAGGGCCGTGGCGTGATCCTGACCGAGAAGGCCAGCGCCTCACGCGGCATCGTGGAGGCGCTGCGCGGGCTCTACGCCAACTTCCTGATGCAGGAGTTCATCGGCGAGGCGCAGGGCGCCGACCTGCGCTGCCTGGTGGTGGGTGACCAGGTGGTCGGGGCGATGCAACGGCAGGCGCCGGAGGGAGACTTCCGCTCCAACCTGCATGCCGGCGGCAGCGCCCGCG